TCAGGTGGTTAGGCGCACTGCTCTACCCTCGTTCCCGAGTGTTATGCCAACACAGTGCAATCCCGTATGTGGCCGTGGTTGTATGTAGTTGTTTAGGGTTTGCGTAATCTAAGGATTGCTGCAATGCCGAGGCAGAATAGCAGGCCATACCAGAAGTTAATCACTGTGGGCCGAGTCTTTCTGCAATGGCTTGCAGGTTCTGTGGTCGCCATAGATGGTATTCCCCACCGGCAGTAACGATTGCCTCGCCCCAATCGAGCTGGTGCTCAGAAAGTCTGCCCAGGTCTGTTTTGAGTTCTGCATAGACGATGCCACGTGTTTTGTGTACGAGAACTAGATCGGGAAAGCCACGGCCATCAGAGCGCCATACACCTGGCCTAACCATTTTGGGTGACGCGTGAAAGATTAGCCAGCCTTGCGTTTTGGCGAGGCGTATGACCTGGTCTTGAAAGATGGCCTCTGACGCTTCAGTCATGGGTGGCATTGTTTAGCTGCTTTACGAGTTGTCGGTTAATTGCCATGAGCCTTTTGCATTCCTCTGACAGAATGCTGAGCTGCGTAACCATGTTGTCAATACAGTGGCAGTCAGGGTCTGAGTTCAGGGTGACTGTGCAGTCTGGGTAGTGCCATTCACCGTTGAGGCCGTAGGGCATCATTTCTTGCTTGCCTGACCTAGTAGAAGTCCAGTCATGAAAACGCTGAACACCATGATTACGAGGCCTAGAAACTCAGTCATTATCAACCTTCCAAAATGCTGCAAACATTGTTAGTTCGTCAATGCGTGTCTGCATTAGCCCCACTTTTATTGACTCTTTATAAAGCATTTCCTGTAAAGATACGACCTTACGCAGTAGTTCGTTGCGCTCCATAATCACATCTGTTAGGTGATCGCGCAATGTGCCGTTGTCGCTCAAAATGGCTCCTCCTCGGGTAGTGGCATTTCCTCAGGCTCATTATTTTTCAGCGCCTCAATGGCTTTGCTGATTTTAAACTTGTCCCACGATGCCAGGTCTAATGGTGGAAGTTTGCCAGCCTCTTTCAGCAGTTTTTTATACAGCCACACCTGTTTATCGCTTGGTGCGTTCGCTGGGCGCTCTGTAGTGACACCATCAGAGCTGGTTGTACTCACTCGCTGCACCTTCGACATTTCCTCGCGTGAGGGGCGTTTGTTCAGGTCTGAGCCTGCATAGCCAGCGTTAGCCAAAGCCCTGCCCACAGCGCCTGTTTCGCAATTCTCCAGATGGCTGGTTTTGTTTATGTGCCCCTCGCCGCGGATTTCCTCAGCCCAACCGGTAGCAATCAAAACATCACCCTCAAAGAGTGACGCGCTAAACACAGCTGAGTTTTGCAGGTAATGCACTAGATCGGTAAGCACTCGAGGTTGTACGCCACGCACATGGCAATCTTTTAGCCATCGGTCAAGCCTGTGGGCTACTGGCTCGTAATCGTCAAGGTTAAAGGCCACCGGCATACACCCTTTCCAGACGAGCAAGTTCCGTGGAAAGCGCTGCAGCACGAGCCTGCAATGAATCAATGATTTCTAGCAGTTCGCATTGTTTGCAATCAGCCTTTGGAAACCAGGAGCTCAAACCGTGGTTGCATTTTTCGTGGTGTTGCATGCGCTTGATGCTTAGAGCTGGGTGCATTATTGCAAATGCTTCCTCAATGTCCATGTCGGGTGTTCCTTTTCTAACGCTTACAGCGTCTTATTTTTATAACAGATGGGTGGTTTGATTTGCATAGGTCATCATTTAGGCCGTTGCAGTTATTGGCTATGGCACCCCACCCATAAAGACCTACTGGAGGGCGATAGCGACCACCCTCGGTATGGCCTTTATAGGCAATCCGATCGACAGCTCGAGCCTGTTGGGCAAATGTAAGCAGGTGGGCTTTACGGTCTGATGTGTAGTTCCAGTTGTTCCAGGTCTGCCTGTAAATGCCAAAAGCAGACACATACGAGCGTGTGCGATGCTGCACATTATTGCCCGTCTCGCACTGGGCGAGTTTGATGTACCACTGCTTAGGCATGGGGTGGTTCCATTCCTCTTGCGCGTGGGCTGGTGTCGCCATTAGAGCTGTCGAGAGTATTGCTATAGCCATTATTTTTTTCAATCCTCAAAAACCTCGGTAGGCAATCCCCATGTGCCCCAAGTTTCATACCTGGTGGCCACTTGGGCCTGCACAATCAGATTTGTTTCAGGGTCTATAAACACCTGTACTAGTAATTTCCTGTTTGCCGATACTAACGGTATGTAGGTGTACACCTTTGGCTTTTGGCTCACCTGTGGTTCCACCAGATAAGCAGGGCACAGGTCATGCCTACGCCACAGGCAAATCCAAAAAGGGCTGACCAGTAAAAGATTGCATCGGCGCTCATGACATGGCCTTTACAGCGTCTATGCCTTGCTGGGTGATTGCACACACAATGCCCTGAGAGCCACTCAGAAGGGCTCTACGCGCGCCTGTGTCCTGAATTAGTCCCAGTGTGCGTAAATCGCTGCATCGCTTCCAGTAGCCCTTTATATCGTGACCGTCTAGGACAGCTCGAGCGCCTGCTTCCTCATCGGTTAGGCCTAGCGTGGCGTAAAAATACTGGCGTAGCAGGATTGCTCTGTGGCTTCCTACGCGTAAAGGCTTGATTTGCCTGCTGGTCTCAGGGTCGGTGTCCCTGAATAGTGGTAGGTCTGTAAAAAGCATGTCGGTGCTCCCTCTGGTAGTTGGTTTTTTTACCATAGCAAAAACAAATTGCTATTGGTGGATACCTATGGTTTGGCTGGTTTTGGCAAGGCTCGCCAGGCTGCCTCTAGGGCTTTAGCGTCTTTGGCCATGTCCATCTCAAGCTCAAAGTGCAACCAGGCACCACCTGTGCCGGCGCTTTCCTCAGCGTTGGCATAGACCTTTACGCCCTTTACGCCTTCGCCACGTGAACAGCGATAACCACGGCCAAACTCGCCGTATTTGTAGTCATGCAGCTCAACTAAACCAATGGCCTCGGAATGTTCGATTAGCCAATCCCATAGCTCTTTAGCGTCTGCACGACCTGCGCGTGTCGGTGGATACCCCACGTCACCTGCAACTCCGAGGCTGTGCACACTCAAGGTTTTTTTGCCTCGCATGTTGCGCACTACCCAGGTGCCCAGATTGGTGAACGATGGGTAGCGCCGTTTGCACAGATCCATAAACTTTTCGGTGCCTGGCAGTTTGCCTTTGCCTGGTTCGGTCACTGGGTAGTAGGGGTATTTGCGTGTCATGGTGTGGGTGGGTCTTTTGGTTTGTCTTTGAGGCCGTTGCCTGCGAGTACACCAATCAGGCCACCTGCAAGGGTCATAAGCATGGGTGAAAGGACTGCCCATGCTTCAGCATCGTTGGGTGCTTGGTCGAGTGGTTGCGTGACAAAGAGCAGGCCGTAGATCAGTGATGCAATGGCCATCACAAATGAAAGCGTAAGTCCACCGGCAACAAACAGAATGATGCGTGCTTTGATTTCTTCGTTTGTCATTCTTTCTTTACGCACAGCGTCCTCCTCCTATTTGGGTTTGTGTTCCGATGGTTTCGGGTGCTTTGTTTTTGATGCGTTCGCAGTTCACTCTTGTACGGTCTGAGCAGGCTGTGAGGGTGATGGCGAGCAGGCTAATCAGGGCTAGGCGTTTCATGCGTTTATTCCTAAATACTGCACAACGAATTTAGAACCAGTAGCAGTAAAAGTACCTGCACTAAAAAACACTCGTGCTTTGACCGTGTCATTTGCCGCAAACTTGATGGTGTAGTTAATTGCTTGACGGCCAAAACTGTTGGTATCTAGTGCGTAACTTTCTGCGCCGTTAATTACAAGGTTTGGTGCAACTGTGCCCGATGTACCACTTAAATTGATATACCAAAAAATGTGGTAAATGCCTGCTGTTTTGATTGTAATTGTGTCTGACGATGCTGCAAACATCGTGTCATTGTCCCAGTCCTCAGTATCCCAAGTAATAGCAACATTTGACGCTGGCGTTAATGCTGCAGTTCTCGTTACTCCTACTGTCGGTAGGTCTGAACCTTTTGCAACCACATTTTGTTGTGCGGCAGTCAAGACTTGGCCTGTTGTAAATGTCTGTATTGCCATGTTTAGTATCCTAACTTGTTGTTATCGAGCGTGCCGAACACCGTGTCATTGAGAATAAGAAAGTTCACAGCCTGAGAAGGCAAAAGGTTCAACGTTGCTCGGCAAATCTCAGGCGTAACAGATAACGAAAAACCCAACACAAACGCCGTATAAACACCACCACGAAAATCCAAATTGACCTGCTTCGGGTAGTTCGGATCAACAGCGTCTAACAGCCCAGTGGCCTCCTGATTATTCAACAAATACGACAATTGAAACGGTCTCGGCTCCGTACTAGAAAACACAGCCAAAACATAATTAGCAAGGTTCGTAGCCTCATCAGCAGTTTGGCTATAAGAGTCCAGCTGCAAACCAATAGCGCCAGTGCCAGCAGTAGAGGTACTACCACCACGCACATTTATAACCACTCGGTCAGCGTTCGACTCTGACAGCGTGTTGAACTCTAAAGTCTGAAACTCAAAGCCTGTGCCATCATCAGCAAAATTGACTACCTGTGCATTATCAACCCAAGCATTACGAGCAAACCATCTAATGCCGTTCCCGTTTGCCAACACATACGCCCACTCGGTATTAGCGTAGGTTTGAAAAGCGTCCAAAGCGTTGGCGTTAGTAAATGTTTGCGCGTTTACTTTTGTGGTGGTGGCTGTGCCAACAGTAAAGAAAGAAACATCAGGCACTTGGTCGCAAACGTCTTCGGCTGCGCTTGTGGTAAGCAGACCGTCAGCAACAGAAAGAGATACAAGCGCACGGCCTAGCAAACCGAAAGCGTCTTCGAGTTGGATTGTCCAGGTGTCCTCAGCCGACACAATTCCGTAGGTGATTTCTAGGTCTGTCACTCTTAGTTGATAAACAATGCTTCCTAAGCCCCCTGTTGAGCCTGAAAGGGCAACTGTGACATCTATGTAGTCATCTAGTCGTATTGTAGGAAGGCTTGAAGGTACACGCCCTGTGAGGGTTGCACGGCCTGCTCTGTAGTTGTCGTCAATGTTGGTTCGACCACTAGCGAGGTTGAAGGATTGAATGTTGGAGATAGCAGCAGAGCCACCTGTTGTGCGTGAAGCCGTAACTGTGATGTTTTCTGCTAATGCCATTAGTAACTAACGCCTATGGGCAGGTTGCCGTTTTGCCTGTAAAACTTGCGTAACGCATCTACTACCGATTGAGGGTCGCCACCGTTCACATTGATAGTCACATTGTTGCCACCACCCATTTGCCCCATGCGATCTAATGGGATTACAGCCTCTGGGCCTTTTTCGCCAATCATGGCTAGGGTCGCGCTAGTAACGATGCCACCCTCAGCCAGCATTGGAATGTTAGGAACATCGAAGCCCTTGCCACCGAGGCCAGGCACCCAGCTAGGAACCTTGAACGACAACTTACCGATGGTGTTATTCCACAAGGTAGCAATGCCGTTGAAAATGCTCTTATAGAAGCCGAGCAGAGTTTCAAAGTAGCTTTTGATTACGCCAATGCTTGAAGTGACCACGGTATTGATCACACTAAAAATGCTGTCCACAATGTTGCGAAAGCCCTCAAACTTTTTGTAGGCAAGCACAAGGCCAGCCACTAAAGCAGCAATAGCAATAACGATAAGTGCAATGGGGTTGGCAGACATAACAAGGTTGAACGCTGCAGTAGCTACTGTTGCTGCAATGGTGTATGCAGCCTGCAGTTTCAGGTATGCGTTGTACGCAAGAATAATTCCGGCAAGGGTGCCGATAACGCCAGCTACTGCCAAAAACGCTGTGGTGTTTTCACTAGCAAATTGACCTAGTTTCTGCAGGTAAGGCAACACTGCATTTACTGCAGGCAAAAGTGCAGCGCCTATTGACTCTTTAGTTTCTTGCATACTAATACTGAGGCGTTTGAATTGCCCCTGTGCAGTGTTCGCAGCTGTCGATGCAGCGTCCATAAATGTGCCTTCAAGCGTGGCCATTACATCATCAAGCGATGCTCCATCTTTTATCATTTGGCGCACTTCAGGTGATAACGACTGGAGCGCTTTGTAATTGCCACCATAAGCTTTGGCTAAAGCATTAGAGACAGACACTAAATCTTTACCTGTGCCAGCACTGATGTTCATTGCTAGTTGCGTTGCTTTTTGCGCTGTGCCAACATCGTGAGTCACGCGAGCCAAAGAGGCAAGGGCCGGTCTAAGATCATCGTCGGCAACACCGTAGGCCTTACCCATGTACTCAATCCAACGCTCAGTGGCTGCAATTTCTTTATCTGTTGCTTGAGCTGTATTGACTAGAGATAGCGCCAATTGTTTTGCTGCTGCATCGTCCTCAATGGCTGCTTTAGTTGCGTCACCTAAAGCAAGAGCCAAAGCGCCTACTGCTGCAGCTGCAGGTAGCGCTGCCTTTTTGAGGGCGAAGTTGGCTTTAGCGCCTACGGTCTCGAGGCTGTTGAACTCCTTGATGGCTTTGTCAATGCCTTTAGAGTTGAACTCTGAAACGATGGGAATGTAAACAGCCATTAGCCGAGTGTCCTGTTCACCTGGTTGAGTACTTGCTCAATGGCCTGCAAAATGTCTTTGGTGGCCTGGCCATAAATGTATTCACGCTCACGCCACATGCCACGCTGGGCAGGGCCGTAAGCATTGGTTAGGTATGCAGAAAATTGACCAGAGTCGCCACGCAGGCCTGCCATGTCAAAAATTGCACCGGCAGCATCTTTTTGTAGCAAGGTCACAAGAGGCGATGAGCCACGCTGGCTACGCCCACCTACCTGAATGGTTACACCTTTGCGCACTTTCTTAGGATCATACGAGAGGCGACCTGTGCCCTTTTTTGAGGGTGCCATACCTGATAGGGGTGGCTGTGCAGGGTAGGTCATTGAGACCCGACTAACCATCTCGGCACCACTGGCCTTGATCTGGTTTACAGCTTTAAACTTGGTTTTGCTGTCAATCTTTTGCAGTTCAGCCAACGCTGCCTTTAGGCCGTAAATCTCGGTGCTTGCTGTAACGCTCATTTGGCCTTTTTCCTCTGCTCATTGATAATACTAATGCAGGTGTTCAGGTCGGGTACATCAAACTCTATTTGTGGTGGCCACCAGCCACACTCGACTAACAGTGTTGCTAGGGAATGTCGGTAGGTGCCACCTCGGTAGGGTTTGCGTCTGGTTGCTCGATCACCTCAAGATTGACTAGCTGCTTTATAAAGTCATCAAGCATTAGAGGCACTGTCACTGCACCTTGCTGTTTGCTTGCCTCGTGAGCCATGTATGCCAAGTCCTCAATACCGAGGCCACCATCTTGTATCTGGCTAATTTTGCGCTTGTATTTGCGCTCCCACATAACGATTGTGTAGAGGTTCGTGGTAACTGTGTAGTCACCCGAACCGATGTTTACGAGCATGGTCAGTTGCATGTCGGGTCTGCTTTCTATTTAGAGATTAGGGCGATGTAATGTCGCGTGCGAATGTTCCACCGGTGAAAGTTACTTCAATCATTGAGAGCTCACCGTAGGAGCCTGTGATTGGTGTAAACGATGACAACATTGCATTGGTGATGGTGTACTCAGGGTTAGACGCTGACTCGGTAGGGCCAGCAGGAGAAAGTACAAGCACCGATGTGCCTGAGCCAACTGCAGCGAAAAGGGTGGCCTCAACAGATGATGCACCATAAGCAGCGTAAAGCGTAAGAGTGACCTCTACGGCCTGCAAGCCCTTTACAAAAACGTGGCCTGCATCGCCAAAGCTGGTTGATTCAAGCGAGTCGTAGCCCACGGTCAATGTGGCAGATGAGCAGAGCGTTGTTAGATCAACAATGGAGCCACCTGTAGCAGGGTTGAGGGTCACTGTTGGATTTGTGAGATAGGTAGTAGTGCTGGTGGCCATGTCTGTCCTTTGGTGTTAGGTGTTGTCGGCCACCAGTGATGCTTTTATTATGTCAGATTTTACTAGGGCAGGTGAGCATTATAGGTATGCAGCCTGCAGGGATATTTGTAGATCGTAGGCAGGGAACTCTTGCCCACCGATACTGGC